CCATACACAGATGAGAAAAGAGAATTTACATATTTTAGAATGGAAGATTTTTATAATTTTTGTAAACGAAATCATTGGGAGAAAGATAAAAATCAAACAGGTAATTTAATAAAACAATTAAGTGTGTTTGTAGATGAGGAGAGAATGAGAATTAAAAAACAACAACCTAGATTAATTAAAATAAAAACTATGAAACAAGTGGAGGCTAGTGTTACAAAAGAACCTTACCAAGAGGAGCATTTTTAGTGAGAGACGATTTAATGGTACAGCAACAGGTCAAAAGCATATGGCAACACATGGTTGGTGTCATCTGTTTAAACAAGACCAGACGTGAGAAAGTCAAGAAGATGTTGCCAGCCTTCTTCGAAGAGTTTCCAACAGCGATACATTTATTACAATCGGATAGAGACAAGATAGCAGAGATGCTGAAAGACTTAGGCATGAAACACGTCAGGGCCAACAGGCTGTGGAGGATGTCGGAAGATTATCTCGGTTGGGACGGCAAGGACGCAACAGAATTATTTGGTATCGGCAAGTATGGCAGCGATAGCTATAGGATATTTTATAAGAATGAGATACCGGACAACATACAAGATAGCGAACTAAAAAGATATGTAAAGGAGGAGATGTGAAAACAATAATACTTGGTCCACCTGGTACAGGTAAGACCACAACTTTATTAAATTTAGTAGATGAATTTATACAAGATGGAATTAGACCAAAACAAATAGGTTATTTCTCATTTACGAAGAAAGCTGCCACAGAAGCAGCTACAAGAGCGTCTGAAAAATTTGGATTAGACATAGAAAATGATTTACCCTTTTTTAGAACTTTACATTCTTATGCTTTTAATCAATTAGGTATGACTAAAGAAAAAATGATGAAGACAGAAGACTACAAAGAGTTTGGTGAAAAGTGTGGCATACCAATTAAATCTACAAAATTTTCTGACAACGATGGCACATTCAACTCTGATAATGAATATCTTACGATTATAAATACGGCTATTGTAAAAAGAATGGACTTATTAGAATACTATGATTCTCGTCAAAACATATTAGACATAGAAAGAAATACGTTATTTTTATTATCAGAAGAATTAAAAAGATTTAAAAAAGAAAAAGGATTAAAAGATTTTAACGATCTCATAGAGGATTTTTTAAAAAAAGAAACTATAAATAAGTTTAAGGTATTGTTTATTGACGAGGCACAAGATTTATCTTTGCTGCAGTGGGAGATGGTGAGAAAAATTTGGAGTCGTGCAGAAAAAACTTATATTGCAGGAGACGATGATCAAGCAATATTTAAGTGGGCAGGTGCAGACGTAGATCACTTTATTGCGTTGAAAGAAGAAGTAGATGACATACAAACATTAGATCAATCGTATAGGATTCCTGGTGGACCTATACATGAATTATCACAAAAAATAATTAATCAAGTTCAAAATAGATTTGATAAAGATTATCAACCTAGAGAGGAGCATGGTGTATTAAAAAGATACTCTGACATTACACAAGTAGATATGTCGGCAGGTAATTGGTTAGTGTTATCTTCTGCAAATCATTTTTTAGATTCTGTAAAAGAAGTGTGTGAACTTCGGGGCTGGTATTATCAATACAAAGGTAGAAATTCTATCCCATTAAAATTATTATTAGCACTAAATAATTGGGAAGCATGGCGTAAAGGTGGACTATTAAATCATTTAGAGATAAAAAATATTTATGAATATTTAGGATCAAATGTATTAGAAGGTTTTAGAAAAGGTAAAACATTACATTCTGATGATAAGTATACTTTACAAGAATGTAAAGATAATCATGGTTTGATAGTTGATTTAGTTTGGTACGAAGCATTTGAAGGATTAGATCCTATCACAGAAAACTACATTCGTAATATGCGGGCGAATGGAGAACAGATAAATAAAAATCCGCGTATTATTATGTCAACAATACATGGAGCGAAAGGAGGAGAAGCTGACAAAGTTTTACTAATGCAAGACATCACAAACGCAGCACTTGAAACAATGAGTTATGATCCAGATGAGTTACATAGATTATTTTATACTGGAGCGACGAGAGCGAAACGCGAATTGCATGTTTTGGACCCAAGAGATTTTGATCGAGCTTATATACTATGACACACAAAGATATATTTAAAGGATCTACATATGATTCATTAGAAAAGCAGGTAGGTGGGAAGCACTATCGAAACATGAAGATTCAGCCAGCACACTTTATAAACGAAAACAAGTTGCTTTTTGCAGAAGGCAACGCTATAAAGTATATTTGTAGACACCAGTCAAAAGGAAAAGAGGAAGATGTGAAGAAGGCAATTCATTATTTAGAAATGATATTAGAGAGAGATTATTCGTGAGAAGCACTCAAATACCTTTGTTCACTCCTGAAACAGAATGGGTGATGCCAGAAGAATTAAAAGATCTTCATGGCTACAAAGAAATAGCAATAGATTTAGAGACTAATGACCCACATCTTTTAGAACTTGGATCAGGTAATGTTACCGGTAGAGGGCACATTGCTGGCATTGCGGTGGCCGTAGAGGGCTGGTCAGGCTATTTTCCGATACATCATGAGTCTGGTGGAAATATGGATAAAAAATTGGTCCTATCCTGGCTACAAGATATTTGTAATCAAGAAGAAACTAAATTTATATTTCATAACGCCATGTATGACATCTGTTGGTTGAGATCTGCTGGTGTGATTGTAAAAGGTAAAATAATTGACACGATGATTGCAGCATCTTTAATAGATGAAAATAGATTGTCTTACCAATTAAATTTTTTATCTAAACATTATGTGGGTTTTGGTAAAGATGAAAGTATTTTAAACGCAGCTGCAAAAGAATATGGATTAGATCCTAAAAAAGATTTGTGGAGACTACCTGCATTGTTTGTAGGCCAGTATGCTGAGCGTGATGCAGAATCTACATTAAAGCTTTGGAAAAAACTGGAAACAGAATTATACCAGCAAGAGCTCTGGGACATATTTAATTTAGAGACTAGATTATTTCCTTGTCTAGTTGACATGAGATTCAAAGGTGTCAGAGTCGATCTTGATAAAGCTGACAAAATTAAAAAATATTTAATAGATAAAGAGAATAAAATTCTTAAAGATATCAAAGACTTAACAGGAATTGACGTAGAGATACATGCAGCTAGGAGTATTGCAAAGGCATTTGATAAATTAAAGTTGCCTTATGACAGAACAGAAAAAAGTAAAGAACCATCTTTTACAAAAAATTTTTTACAAAACCATCCACACCAACTACCCAAAGCAATAGCAGAGGCACGAGAACTCAACAAAGCTCATGGCACATTTATAGATTCAATAACTAAACATTCAGTCAATAGTAGAATACATGCAGATATAAATCAGATAAGATCAGATGCAGGAGGGACGGTGACCGGTAGATTCAGTATGTCTAATCCAAATCTACAGCAGATACCAGCAAGACATCCAGAACTTGGACCTTTAATTAGATCTATATTTATTCCAGAAGAGAATCATACGTGGGGATCATTTGATTACTCACAACAGGAACCTAGAATATTAGTGCACTATGCAAAACTACAAAATTTAAATGGTGTTGATGAAATTGTAGATGCATACAAAGCAGGTGATGCAGATTTCCACCAGGTTGTTGCAGACATGGCAGGGATCGAACGTAAACAAGCCAAAACAATTAATCTTGGATTGATGTATGGTATGGGTAAAAATAAATTAATGGCAGAACTAGGACTGATGAAAGATTCTGCAGAAAAATTGATAAAACAATATCACATTAAAGCCCCTTTTGTAAAACAATTAATGGATAATGTATCTCGCAAAGCAAATGATCGTGGTAAAATTAGAACTTTACTTGGTCGAGCCTGTCATTTTGATTTGTGGCAGCCGGTGCAGTTTGGTGTTTTTAAGCCATTACCATTAGAACAAGCTAGAAAAGAATATGATGAGCCACTTAAACGTGCATTTACCTATAAAGCACTCAATAAATTAATACAAGGAAGTGCAGCAGATATGACAAAAAAATCTATGGTAGCTCTTTATGAAAGTGGTATAATACCACACATACAGATTCATGATGAAGTAGATATTTCTGTTGAGTCTGATGAAAAAGCAGAGGAAATAATTGAGATTATGGAATCTGCAGTTAAGTTAAAAGTACCAAACAAGGTTGATTATGAAAAAGGAAAAAATTGGGGAGATATTAAGTAGAATAAATACTTGGTCTCTTTTGTATAGACAAGAAATAGTTTTAGGTGGTACCACATTTTTAATAGGATTTGTTGTAGGTGCATGGCTTATTTAAATGCAAACATACCAGCAACTTATGCTCAGATAAGAAGAGAGTACCTTTATGATTGCAAAAAACATCATGGTGAAGTTGAAGATTGCATTATCTTCGGCATATCGAGTTTGGGTGGAAGGGCTATATTATTTCACGCTCTTATGGGTAACGGTGCAATATTTTATCGCTTACCTATTAGCGCTTTTATTCAAAGAGGATACGACCCGGCCAGAGTTCCCAAGCGAAGGTTGGATGAACTTGAGCTTTGGAATTCTTTTTCTTACTATCCTACTGTTACTCACTGGTCTATTTTAAGTGCAGCTTCTGGTTATTACTTTGGTAAAGATAAAAAGAAACATCATGGGTCTTATTTATTTACTATTGACTGGGCACATCCAGATGCTAATATTATAGACACTGACCACTCAGAGATACCGCACGAACACAAGTGCGCTCACATAATTGCGTTAGACGACGGCAATTTTGCAGCACAACCTAACAATAGATGTATTTGGGATTTACCTTCATTTACTGTCAAAGATAATATCCCTGATTGGAAAGTACAAAGTAATGAATGGAACGTAGAAGATTCAGGTAAATGGAAAACTTCTGACACTGATGACTTCTTTTACGAGATCGAGGAGCAAAAGAATGATTAAAAAATGTAAGAATATTTGTTGTAGAGCTTTGGAAGCAATACAAGAATTTATAAAAAAATTAATGTTTTGGAAAAAATAAAATGATGGAGGGTTGTTATGAATTACAAGTTCACCGCAATTCTTATTGTTTTACTCTGTTTATTGGCGATTTTTGTTAGGCCTCCTAATCCCTCATTGAAAATTGATGCTAAAGATTATATATTGCCTCTACCAAAACCAAAATTAAATGAGTAAAAAACCTTTAACAATATCTGAGTCTGCCGCTGTGCAGATGCCTATGAAGACGGTTGCCAGTCTGATAATTATCGTGGCACTCGGCACCATGGGATATTTCCAGATGGTTGAACGGCTAAATATTGCTGACACCAAGATCAAGATAATGGAGCAGGACGTAGAACAGAACACAGAATTTAGAATAAAATGGCCACGTGGACAGATGGGATCGTTGCCCGCGGATAGCGAGCAGTACATGATGTTGGAGGATCTATACAAGACCACTGATCGTATCAATAAACATATCGAGGACATGGCTTTAAATAAAGTAAATATTGAGTTTTTAACAAAGCAGATGGATAAGGTTCTGTCTGATATAGAAAAATTAAAAGATGCAAACAGGGAATATAAATATAATGGCAACGGGACGAGTAACTAAAAAAGTTTTAGATTATATACGAAAGATTAACAAAGATAATCAAGAAATGAATCTTGCAAGAGATTTAAAAAAATCTGTCGAACATGGTAAGAATGGCACACAGAGATATGTTATCAAAGAGGGTGAAAACAAAGGTAAAATAGTATGATTGAAGCTGTAGTGGCCCTGCTTATGTTTGTAAACGGAGAGATAAAAGAGGCACGTATTCAAGATTCTATGGGAATGTGCCTTAATGGTAAGCGCAAGGCTGAGAGACAATATTCAGAATCTGTGTCCTATAAATGCTGGAAGGGTAGCGCAGAGTTAGAGGACAATATTGATGGTAGCAAGAGCATCAAGAAATTGATAATAGAATAGAATGAAACCTCTTAAATTTAAAGCTGAAGTTGTCCCTGGTAAATGTCCTACTTGTGAAGAAAATACTTTATTAGTTGGGCTTACAAACCAATTTTTTAGATGTATGACCTGTGGTGCTGATTTAGAACAGCACGTGAACGGTAAGATAAGTTACATACCAGCAATGCATCCTAATACTTTAAAATCAGATTTATCAAAGTATTTCGATGGCGAAGAAATTTAAAGATTTTGTAGCGCACGAGCCCGTGCATCACAAAACATCGATTGGGCGCAATCCTAGTCTTTGCAAAATGAATAAACATAAGCGTAGAAGTTTTAAAAAATATAGGGGCCAAGGAAAAAGATAATGGAAGTAGTTTTAATATTATACATGTGCTCTGCAATAGAGAAAACTTGTTTAGACCCATACATATGGCCAGATAGATTTTATGATCAATATGGTTGTATGATTAAAGGCTATGAAGAAAGTGGGAAAAAGATAGCAGAAATAGGGCGAAAAGAAGTCAACAAACATGATATCTACATCAAGTTTGAATGTTACCCCTATAAAATACAATTACCTAGAGTTCAACCTAAACTAGAATCTTAATGTCTGTGCATTCCAAGAAAGGAACGCACAAACAAAAGGTGTGAGAAGAGATCTTCTTTTTATTATAAAAATACTTGACTTGCAAGACTTGATTTACTAGTATAGATTCCCATATATTATGATCATAAAGATAATGAGAAAGGACAAATAAAATGGCAGATCCAAGTAAATTTAAGTCGGTATCTGTGCCGATAGAAACTTATAAGAAGTTAAATTTTTTAGCTAACAATAAGTTTTTAGATGCACAATTAACGATTAGTAAAACGATCGAAGCTCTTGCAAGCAGAGCAGCAAAGAAGTTAGGATATAAAAATGGCAAATCGAACACATAAAGCTATTTGTCATCATTGTAATGGTAATGGTTATTTGAAGGTGAGCACATCTTCTTATAGTGAAGTACACCAATGTCCGACTTGTAAGTCAGAAGGTGAGATAGAGATAAAGGAGCCCTCGTCTGAAGATCTAGAAAGACTAGTTAGTAAAGCGAGGCTGCAGTGAAAAACCCTGTGGCCAAGCAATTGAGAACACCAAAATTTAGAAGTAAGAAAATAGAATCTAAAAAGAAATATAACAGAAAAAAAAGAGAGATCGTTGGTTATTATTATGACTACGATGGTAAAGAGCAGATTTTATATGAGGATAAAAGATAATGATTCCAGAAACAGATAGAGCATATATCGCAGGACTTTTTGATGGTGAGGGTTGTGTCACTTACAAACAATACATGCGTAAAAGAAAAGGACAGAAGAAAGCATATCCCACCTGGTCTATTAGAATGGAAATAAACATGACAGATAAATCGTTATTGACATGGGTGCACGAGGTGTTGGGTGTTGGCACCGTTGGTGAGAAAAGACACTATAGTAAATATGCTCTGGGTTGGAAAAGACAATGGCGTTGGCGTTGTCAATTTAGGGATGCATACTTTGTATCTTGTCTGATATGGCCCTGGTCTCACACAAAACTAGAGAAGATCCAACAGATAATAAAACATTATGATCCTGGGACATGCGGAACCTACGATGGATTTAAAATGAATGGCAAAGTAATAGATCTACAAACCTATAAAAAAATGATGAGTTTAGAATGACGTTTGAGTATGGTTTAGGAATGTTTGGTTATAATATGGTCTGTCTGTTGATAGGTCTAATTATAATATATTACGTCATAAGGAATATTAAATGAAAAAATATAACATAAAGTACATACAAAAACCTGGAAATAAAACTAAAACTCCTTTGTATGAAATAGCACCAGGAACATGGGTGACAAGAGGTAATATTCCTGAACGTAAAAATTGGAAAAAAAAATGGCATGATAATCCTGTTAACGTTGTCAAAAATAATGCAAGGTGGGCTAGATATTATAATGAGAATAAAGAAACTATAAATGCAAAAGCTAGACAAAGAAGAAATAATAACAAAGAACATACAAAAAAAATAAACGATGCATGGAACAGCACTGAATATGGGTTTATCATGAATTTATATTCAACAACCAAGAAAGATTCTGAAAAAGGCAGACGTGGTAAAGATCCTCTCCCTTTTGAATTTACTAAAAAAACTTGGTGGGAACATTGGTTAAAACAAAAACTTATGTATGGTATGAAGTGTCCTTATTCTGTTATTATGGGTGAACCTGTGGAGATGACTCACATTAGAGGCACAGATACAGGAAAAAAGAGAAGAATTATTTTAACTAATATTTCTAGAGACCAAATCTGGCCTGGAGGTGGTTATACTAAATGGAATTTAATATTTTGTTCTGCAGGATTTAACATTAATAAGAACGCTATCAGTCCTGTTGGTTGTTGGGCAGTCACAGAGATAGCTAATCAAAGAATGGCTGAATACCATGTAGAAGTAAAAACAGGTAAAGATAATTTTTATGGAAGTAAACACCATACTAAAGCGATTAGAGAACATTACCTAAATGCACTGCCTCAAAAATATAAAACTAAAATTATGGAAATGGCTTATCTACAATCAAGATTAGAAAGAGCCAAAGAGAAAAAAGATGTAGAAAAAATTGCCGAAGTACAATTCGAAATAAAAAATTTTTATGAAAAGAAATAATTGTTTTGTATATCCAAAAACGGTGCGTGAATCTGTGGAAGGTATACGACATTACGATGTTGGTAAAGAAAAGTTACCAAGTGTTACGACCATACTCAAAGCTACAGAATCCGAGGAGAAAAGACAGAGCTTAGCGAACTGGGCAGCGCGGATCGGGGAGAGTGCTGCAGAGAAAATCAAAGATGAGTCTGCGGCGCGCGGAACGGCGATGCATAAAATTCTTGAAAAATATATTTTAGAGCAGGGTTACCTGGACCTGACCAATGTGGGTAAACAGGCACATAATATGGCTCTGCAAGTAATACAAAAAGGATTATGTAATGTTTCAGAATATTACGGCACAGAGTGCACGTTATATTATCCTGGTTTGTATGCAGGACAGACAGATTTAGTAGGTGTTCACAAAGGACAGGACGCCATCATGGACTTCAAACAGACAAACAAACCAAAGAAAAGAGAATGGATAGAAGATTATTGCCTGCAGTTGGCAGCGTATGCTATGGCACATAATTTTATCTACAAGACACAGATAACAAAAGGTATTGTTATGATGTGTAGTAAAGATAACTTTTATCAGGAGTTTGTAATTGAAGGGTTGGAATTCCAAAAATATAAACATAACTTTTTAAGGAGGGTTGATGAATATTATAAAACAAGATCAAAGAAGGCTGGATAATATAGCTAAAATGTATCACAAAACAAGTGGTGACATGAGAGAGATGTGGAGAAAAAAATGGTATGAATTAATAAAAATAATAGGGAGGAAGTTAGATGAGGCTAAGAGATCTGCAACAAATTCTAGAAAAATTCACTAATGGACAAAAGGGTACTATGATATCTGATTGCCCAGTTTACATTGAGACTATGTCAGGACATTTGGAAGACATACGTAG